GCTGGCGGAAGTTCTAACACTGCATCTGGATATTGTACAACAGTTGGTGGTGGAGGTAGTAATACTGCATCTGGATATTATGCAACAATTGCAGGTGGAAGTACTAACGTTGCAAGTGGTAATTATTCTATAGCATCTGGAAATGATGCTAATAGTCAATTATATGGTCAATATTCTCATGCAGCAGGATCGTTCGGTGCAAATGGAGATTCTCAATATGTAAGATTTGTGATGCGTAATACTACATCAGGAACTGCAATATCATCTCTATCAGCTAATTTATTTCTCAATGGTTCCTCTTCAAGATTAACTTTACAATCTGGATATGTATATTCTTTAAATTTCAAAATTTTAGGTTCACAAAATAATGGTGTAAATATTTCAGAATTTAATAAAAGAGCAGTGGTTAGAAATATAGGCGGAACTTTATCTGCATTAAATATTGTTGATATAACACCACCTTATGAAGGAAATCCTGCTACTGAGGCAGCTATAACAGTTAATAGTGGTACTAGTTCTGTGAATGTATCAGTTACAGGTATTTCTAGTGAAACTTGGAGATGGGTTGCAGTTGTTGATGGTATAGAAATGAAATATTCTTGATATACGTTATTTGGTAAAATAAATAACACTTATAAATGAATAACTATGTATTTTTATGCGACTCTCCTGAATTAGATTCAGGATTTGCAAACGTTGGCCGTAATATTTTATCAAGAATACAACTTCCAGAAGATAGTAAACTCTATGTATGGGGTTTAGGTCATGATAATATACCAACTGATATAAAGTATCCAATTTATTCTGGTGGCATAAACTCATCATGGAGAGATAAAAATAATATTAATAGATTTTATGAATTTTTAAATCGTTTAGAAGATGAAATTACTCTTATTGTTGTTCATGATGCATTTCGTCTTTTAGAATTTTGTCCAGTTATTGATGAAATACGATTGTATAAAAAACTTAAAATTATAGCTTATATTCCAGTTGATTCTTACTTAACACCAGATGATCAACCCTTTTTATCTAGAGTAGATATTCCTGTAGCATACACTGAATTTGGCAAAAAAGAAATTCAGAAATATACTTTAAGAGAAGTTTTGGTAGTATCTCATGGATTAGAACATGAAACTTATAAACCTCTTAATATAAATCGCCAAAAATTATTTCCACAGCTTACGTCTTCTGATAAATTAATTGTTAATGTAAATTCAAATTCACAAAGAAAATCTCCAGAAAAATCTATTGAAATATTAAAAGAGTTATTAGAATTTGAAAATGATTATTTTTTATATATGCATATGAGTCCTTATAAGGAAATTGATATTAAAAAATTAGCATTGGATTTAGGAGTTGAAAAAAATATGATTTTTGCAGACCCTTTTTTTGAAGATTCAAAAATAGGAAAAACATTATGTTCAAAAGAACTTTTATGTGAAATTTATAATAATGCAGATTTGGTATTATCATCATCTGTAGGCGAAGGTTGGGGATTAACGGCATTTGAAGCTGCTGCATGTAAAATTCCTATTGCAGTTCCGTATCATACGTCTTATAAAGAGTTGTTTACAAATGATAGTTGCTTATTTTTACCAACGAATAATACCACGACAGATAATACTACATTTTTTATGAAAAAAGTATGGCCTCTTGTTGATGTTAAAACTAGTGCGTTTTTAATTCATAATGCATTCAAACAAAATAAATTAAAAGAAAAAGCAGAAAAAGCAAAGATAATAGCAGATAGTTATTGTTGGGATAAAGTTGCATTAGAGTGGAATAGAATAATTAGAATGTAATTTAAGTATTTCTTAGGTTATTAGTCAATTTAAATAAACACTGCCATAAATATAGATAATGACAACAGTTCTTTCATCTTTATCTGCTTTATATCCGTTCACGTCTGTATACGAATCTGATAATTTAACCTTTATAAATTTTGAAAGAGGTTTAAATATACCGTTATCAACAGTCGCATCATATAATGTATTGTTGAATTTTGAATCATTTAGCAATAGATTTAAAGATATAAGTTTTTCTAAAGATTACTATTGTTTTTTAACAGACCTTTCAAACCTTTCATCTTATTTCGATTCGTTAACACAATTTTCATCAATTTCATGTGGATACGATATGAAAGAATTTTTAACAAAATATGATTGGATTAAAAATAATTTCTCTCAAAGTACAACAGGGTATAATCAAACTCAATTTTTAGGAATTGTAGATAAAAATTTAAACTTTAATATTCTTCCACTTAAAACCAAATATTCTATTAATAATGATCTTTACTCTGATACAGAAAATTATAGAGAATATCAAAAAATTTATGATTCAGGAGATTCTCTTTTTTTACAATTTAAAACTGACAAAATACCTTTTGTTTTAGAACCAGACAAATATTCTCTTCTTTTTAATTCATATAATATAACTTCATGCTATATTAATAATGCAGATTTTATTAATAATGGTGCTGTTGGTGGTGATTGTCCTTTAAATTCTGATGTAATCTTTTTTGAACAAAGTGAATATGGCTCTTATAATAATAACGGACCAGAAAATGTAAATTCATTTAACAATGGAACCCTTCTTTGTTTATGGCTTTCTTCACAAACAGTTGAGCCTTCATCAAATAAAATTTGGGCGGAAAGATGGTATGATCCAAACACAGTAACAGAAGGAAATGCATTTATAACACAAAAGAACACTCTTTCATCTAGTTTTTCGTATATCTCTGATATTCCATCTAATAAAATTCTTTCTGAAAAAGAAAAATTAACTTATTTAAGATATGGACCAAAAAGAAACGAAACATTTGTTAATAGTTTCTCATCAAATTTACAAATTTATTTTAAAAATTGGGATAAAAATTTCTCATCAGAAGTTAATGGAATTTCAGGATATGTAGTAGGAAATTACCCTAAATCTTCTGATTCGTTAATTTTAGATGGAAGTATTCATGGTCATGTACCACCAGAAGACGAGATGTATATTGATAATGATATTTCAGTTGGTTTATGGGCATATGCAGATGATTGGAGTGTTAATAATGATTCTCAATTTTTCGGTAATTTTTATAATGAAAGTGGTTACGGAATTTTTTATAACACAGGAACAACAAATAATTTAATTTCTATTCCTACAAGTTCACACAATCTTTATGCATTAAATTATAAAGGTTATAAAGTATTTGAAAAAGATCTTAAAGATGATTTAGGATTATCAGGGTTAGCAATAGATTATGTTAAAACAGATTTATTTGGTAATCGCTGGTTATATGATTCTTATAATCACAATCTTTATAAAATAGAAAACGACGACTTAGCTGTTCAAACAGTTTTATTACCAAGTAATTCAAATATCACAAAAATAGATTGTGACTCTAATAATAACATTTATTTCTTAGACAACACATCTAAAACTATTTCTTCTATAAATTCATTTGGTGAATTCTTATCAAGTGGTGTTATTCCTTCATACCAAGACATTTTTGAAATAGATCTTAATAATAATGTAGTTGTAGATTCTGCTGAATTTTTAACCTTTAACAGCATTAATCAGCCTGTTAAAATGGTTGGTCCTACACTATACATTAATAATAATCGTGTTTTACATTTAACAGATAAACCACAAGCATTAAAACTTGATCTTTATGATAACGTATGGATTTTATTTAAAGATCAAATTATTAAAACTGATAGTAAAGGAACTCTTTTATTACGAAAAACGATTAATCTTTCTTTTACAAACACAGATGCAGAAATGAGTTTTGTTAAAAATTTCTCTGGTAATAAAGAGGTAATTAATCTTTGGATTGTTTTTAATAAAGGAAAACAAATTATAGTTTTAGATTTAGATGGAAATGTTGTTAAACGTATTGATTTAATTAATCTTTTTATTGGTCGGCTTTGTCAAGATTTTGAATTGAATGTAACTGGTGATTTTAGCGGATTTGATTCTAAAAGAAAATACGAAAGAGTAAACTCAAATCCTATTACTCCTAAAAATCCAGCATTTTCAGTAAGAGCAGAACTTACTTGTGGAACTGATCGTAAACTTCTTCGAATGGATTATCCTGCAATTTCAGCAAGAGGCTGGAATCATTTAGCATTTACAATAGAAAACTTTAGAAATCTAACAGTTGCTAAATTTTATGTAAACGGAAGAGTTGTTCAAACTCAATCTTTTGCAAAAAACTATAAAATTGATTATCAATATCGCTCAACACCTTTTATTATAGGTGGAATTTCTGGAAAACTTGGTGCAAAAAATATTGAAAAAGCTATTGTAAAAAATGGTTACTTTGTTGGAGAAGTTGACGAGATAAGAATTTATAAAGATGCTTTAAATAGTTTCCAAATTCTTAATCTTTATCTTAACAGTCGTTATGATAAATGGCAACCTATTTCGTTTTATATAAAAACACCAGAAATAACAATGATTGAAGAAATAGATACATTTCACTTAAATCGTTACAAAGGATTTAAATCGAATTATTTTAATATTCGAATAAAGAATTTTTCAGATAATCCTGCATTACAAAATCTTGTAGAAAACTACATAAATGCTAATATTTCTTCTTTTGTTCCTGCAAATACGCAATTAAACAAAGTAATGTTTGATTAAAATTATCAAAGACATAAGTAATTTTATGAATCCAACAGATCGTTTACTAACAAAACTACCCCATATTAGAAGCTTATTCGGGGACGATGAATTTCAAAAAACAAACACTCGTTACGAATTATTTGATAACTCATCAATATCAAAGGATAAACGAGTTCAAAGACTTTCTGTAACAAATGCATTTGATTACAACTCAGAACTAACTGAAGGTGGATCGCGTATATCAAACATGTATTATCATCAGTTGATGTATAATTCTACATCAGATGATAAAAAAAGACGAACAGATGATTATCGCTCAATGGCAAACTACCCAGAAGTTGAGCGTGCATTAAGAGAAATTGTAAATGAATTTTTTGAAAAAGATGACAAAGGAAGAACCGCAAAGTTTAATCTTTTAGGAGATTATAATGATGAAGTTAAATCTCTTATTCAAGAAGAGTTTTATAAATTTTTAGAAATTTTTAAACTTGATGAAAAAGGATCTGGATTTATTAGAGATTGGTTAGTTGAAGGAGAATTGTTCTTTGAGAATATTGTTTCTATTAAAAAACCAGAACTTGGTATTATTGGTGTAACACGAATTTGTGCTGACCGATGTGATCCTCTTTATTATGATTTAGATAATGAACTTATAGATTGCTTTTTATTAAGAGAAAAATCTCCAGACATGTATCCTTTCCAGTGGGGTAAATTTACTGCACAAGCATCGTACGGAACAAATCATCAACATCAGTTATTGTTTATGAATGATAAGCAATTGACTTATATTGCAAATGATCAATGGAGCGATGGTAAAAAGTTTAAGCTTCCTGTTCTTCATTATGCACATCGTCCTTATCGTCAGCTTTCTCTTATAGAAGATGCAACAGTTATTTACATGCTTGTACGTGCGCCCGAAAGACTTGTTTTTACAGTGGATGTAGGCAACATGCAACCGAGTAAGGCTGAACAGTATATGAAGCGTCTTATGGGCCAATTCTGGAGCAAAAAAACTATGTCTAGAGATGGTCGTGTGGAAAATGTTTATGATCCACAAGGTATGCTTGAAAACTATTGGTTTCCTGTTCGTGAAGGTGGTAAGGCTAGTGATGTCAAATCTATTGGTGGTGGTAAAGCATCCCCTGATAACCTTGAAATCTTAAATTACTTTGTTCAAAAACTTTATCAAAGTCTTAAAGTTCCTCTTTCAAGACTAAATTCAGAAGCAGCTTTTGCTGATGGCGAAAGTATTACTCGCGAAGAATTAGCTTTTGCAGAATATATTATTAATATTCAAAAACTTTGGTCATCAGCAATCAAAAAATCTTTTATTGTTCACTTAAAGTTAAAAGGTAAAAAGATTTTAGAATCTGTAAAAAAACTAAACATGGATAAAATCATGATTCGTGGAGGTAATATTCCACAAAATAGTTTTCAAGTATCTCAAGTATTTAAAGATGAATTTAATAATAAATGCTGGGATAATTATGATTTATTAACAGAAGAAATAAATTCTACAATCGAAGGTTTACATGAAAATTTAATATCTGAAAAAGATAAACTTGAAAAAGAAATTTCTATTATTGAAGAAGCAATAGAAAACATTAATGATGGAATCGTCACTGAATCGGAAGATTTTAACATGAGTATTTTAGAAAAATCTCTTGAAAATGTAAAAGAAGAAATAATTTATGTAGAAGAACAAGAGAGGGATATTAATGATATAAGATCTGATATGCTTTCTTGGTGGGAACAATATGATCTTTCTGAAGAAGATATAATTGTTAAATTTGTTGAACCAAGTCAGTTTTTTGCACTAAGAGAACAACAACTCTTTAATATCAAATATGAGAATTTTAATAACATGAGTGGAAATGATTTTGTTTCAAACACTCTTGCTCTTAAAATGTATCTTGGATGGACAGACAAAGAAATTTTAGTAAACCTTGACATGCTTCGTAAAGATGCTGCATTTCGTTGGGAACTTGCTCAAATTGAACAAAATGGTCCAGACTTCCGTGAAAAAGCTCTTGAAGAAATTCAAGGAACTGCTATGGCAGGTGGTGCAGGTGGTGATATTGGTCTTGGTGGATTAGGAGGTGGCGGAGGTCCACCTTCGTTACCATCTCCATCAGGAGGTGATTCAGGCGGTGGGGGCGGCGGAGGTGGGGGTGCTGAATCATTACCAGATTTTGGAACTCCACCACCAGCAGGATCAGAAGGTGGTCCACCAGCAACAGAAGGTGGCGATGAAGAAGAAGGTCCAACACCACCAGCAGCATAAAAATATAAGTAATATATATGAATAATATTGCCCCAGAAGGTTTCGGCTCAACATATTTAAACAGCAGAATAGAATCTTATGCAGATTTAGTTTATAGAACTAAATCTTTATTAGGTTGGCCTTCTGCACCAGTTGAAATAACAGATGAACAGTGGGGTCATATTATTGATAAAGCTGTTGAAGACTTTACAGAATTTGAAGGAAATCGCGAAGAAGAATATCTTGTTTTTTGTTCAAATTCTTACAAAAGAAACTGCGGTGTTAAATTAGACGATTTATTAAATGTTGGTTGCAATGAACAATATTGTTACACAACAACAGTTGTTGAAGAAGTTACTGCAACATATCAAAACTGCAATATTTTAGGAACATCTACTGCTTATCTATCAACAGATCCATTTACCTATCCAACTCAATATAATTATCTTAATCCGAATGTACTTCCTTTTTCAGGATTAAGTGGTCAGAATTTTTCTTTATATTTTGATCCTGATAATCCATGGGATGCAACAGGAATTTGTGGTGCGAATTGTGTAACAATCAATCCTTTAAATTCTCGTTGGTATCTTCTTTCAAGTAATCCTAGCTTATCAGCAACAAGATTTAACTTTTTAACAAACCCTATATTATCAGCAGTTCTTTCATCAGTATCTTATAATGTAAATCAATACGGTTTTACTAATGTGCCAATGTCTGCACTTGGTAGTTCAGTTTCTGCGATTCCAATTAAATATTATCCACTATCAGCATTTTATGCAGTAGATACAATAAATGGTCCAGCAGTTTCTGCATGTATTAATATTGGAATGGGTAAAGGTTTTGTTTATCCTAATTGTGATTTAACAAAAATAAGTTCTTGCGCTTCATTAACAGCACAGTATGGAATTTCACCTACTGTTACTGCAAGTTGGCCTAATTCTTCATTAGACTTTTCATCTGCAACTCATTTAAAATTATTTGGTGTTCCATCATGTACAAATGATGGTTCTATTCCACTAGATTCTAATGATGGTATTCTAGGAACATTTACTCTTTGTAATACGGCATTTTCAACAAATGGTCCAATGTCTCTTCGTAAAGTACAATTCTTTAAAGATAATAAACCACCTCTTGAAATTCTTTATGATCAAAACTGTAATTGGACTAATAATGGTTTTACATTCTCTTATCATAACTCTTCGTATAATGAATGTGTAAGACACACGCCAACTAAAGTTCCTGTTGATGTAACATTTGCTAATTGTACTACTATCACTGAAATTGGAACAGTGTCTTCTGTTTTAAGCAGCAATTATGACACTTATATTAATCGTAAAAGAAAAGTTTTAGGTGTGTTTAATGCTGATACAACTTCTCAAGGTGGTTACTTTGGTGGAGGTGGTGACTTACTTTTCAACTTTGACTATGCTCTTCTTGCAAATACTTTTGGATATGATTTAATGGGAAATCGTAGCAATCTTGGTAAACAAGGTTATGACTTATTAACATATCATATGGCACGTTCTTTTGTAGAACATTCTAAAAAGATTTTAAGATATGTTTCTTATCAATTTAATCCAAAAACACAGTATTTGAAATTAATGCCTGAACCAGCAGGAAGTAATTTTTCTAACTCAACTTGTGCATCTGCTAATTGCTGTGATAATGCTATTATGAATCCACATTCAATGCAATGTTATATTGTAGGTGCTTATCTTGAACCTCCTGTTGAACAAATATTAAGTTCTTACTTTATCAAAGAATATGTGCTTGCACTTTCAATGATTACTCTTGGTCGTATTCGTAACACTTATGGTGGAGTTACACTCTATGGTGGTGCAACACTTACTGGTCAAGATTTATTATCTAAAGGTGAAGAAAAGGCTAAAGAACTTCTTGTAGAACTTCGCGATCAGTATCGTCACGGGTCGGCTCCTCCAATGTTCTTCATAAATTAGTAGAGAACTCCGACATTCTTCATAGGTATGTGATAAGTATTGTTATGAAGAAACAGAGTAAATATATATTAGATAAAGATATTGTCCAGAATCTTGTAGATTCTGGATATTCGCGTAAAAATATCGCTGATATGTGCTATTGTTCTATACACTATGTTAAAAAATTTTTAAAAAAGAATAAAATACGAATGATAAAACATGAAATAGTTAATCATAGAAACAATTTAATAAAATATAAAGAAGAAGTAATAGATTTCTACGAAAAGTGTAAACGTTTACATGAAGTTTCAAAAAAATTTAATTGTAGTCCGAGTTCTCTTAGAGATTTTTTTCGAAGTATAAATTATAAATACAAGACTAATAATAATATAGATTTAACAAATCATTTAGAAGATATTGAAAAATATTATTATATTGAGAATAAAAAATTATCCGAAATAGGAAATATCTATAATTGTTCATTTGTTAAAATTCGAGATTTTTTACTAAAAAATAATTGTACACTAAGAGATAAAATTGACATTTTAAAAGAAAGAAATAGCTCGGAAAGTTTTCAAAGAAAATGTTTATCAGCATCGGGTAAAAATAAAGATTATATCCTACCATCAGGTACGATGATAAAATTGAGAGGTTACGAGCCTAATTTTCTTGATTATATTTTTGATAATAAGTTATTGATAGAAACAGATATAGTGTATAAACCGGAAAGAATTCTTTATGAATATAATAATAAAGCATATTTTTATTATCCAGATTTTTATGTTCCTAAATATAATTTAATAGTTGAAACAAAATCTTCTTGGATAATGAAAAAACAAGGAATTGAAAAAACTCTTCAAAAAGAAAAATATACTACGGGCCAAGGATTTCAATTTTTACTAATAATAGATAATAACTTTGAAAAAGTAAAAGATATATTATCTTTATAAATAGATATATGACTGAAAATTTTGATACTTTTGTAGAAAGCTTGCTTTTAGAACGTTACAAACGTTGTAAATCATCAACGCTTCCAGAGCTTTCCGATAATCCACGTTATATTTTCTCTAAATGTGCGCCAAATCCTTATACATCTGGATTTAAAAGAATTTATTATTTACGTCGCGGAGAAGCATTATCTCTTGATAAATGTAAAACTGAACCAAGATTAGGAACTGCTCGATATGAAGAATGTCGTCTTGCTAAACTTGCATATCTTAAAAGAATGAAAAAGAAAGCGGCAATGGCAGAGAAAAAAGATTAAGTTATGTCAAGAAACTTTGATCAGTTTTGTTCTAGATTTTTATTTGAGTCTTTACGCAACAGTTGGAATCCTGAGCGATTTATGCGTGTTGTTCCAAGAGATTTATTTAATGAAGCAAAAATACTCTCAATGGTTAGTAAATTTGCCGAAGACGTTAATCAAGGTAAAATGCCAGGAGGATTTATTGGTAAACTAAATAAAAAATGGACCGTAGCATTATCTGAAAATGGAGAACTTTATATTTCAGGATTTGATTTAACATATAAAGGTCAAAAAGCTGATTTAACAATGAATTACAATGCTGGAAAAATGAACCGTTTCCCATTACAAATAACTGTAGAAAATATGGATTTATGGAGCGTCAGAATTTATGATGAAAATGGAGAACTTGATTCTGATATGAGACAATTTGAAGAAGCACCTAGTCCTGGTAAAATTGATATACCAGATTGGTCATTAACTATTGAAGAACTGAAAAGACTTGGTAAAATTGGTTTAAATAACAATTTAAATAACGATTCAGGTCTTATACCAAAAGATGACTCAAGAGGCTTTGCAGATAGTTTTAATAACGGTAAAATTAACAATATAAAAGTAAACAAGAATATCGTTGAAAATTTTGATCAATTTTGTTTCAGATTCTTATCTGAATCAGTTAATGATGATGAATATCTGAGACTTGCAAGCGAACCAGAAAAAAACAAAGACATTTTACAAAAAATGGTCAATAAGACTACAAAAAAAATAGGATATAGTATCGGTCCTGTGTATCGTGGTGATGCAAATCATGACATTAATATATTTGATCCGAACAAGGGTAAAAAACGTTTAATGAATGAACATCCTAAAGCAATTGCATTTTTTACAAGTAGTCAAAAAAAAGCACTTCAACATGGTCAAATCCGTAGATTTTTTCTAAAAATGGAAAATGCTAATACTATTGACGGTTCCAAAATACAAGTAGGAAAAATTGGTGTTGAACCAGGAATACACCTTAATGATGGAAAAATAGATCAACTTGTAAATAGTGGTCATGACGGAAACATATTTCTAAATGCATATGATTACTCAGCAGGTCTTCATACAGAATATGTCGTATTTTCTCCACATCAAATCAAGTCCGCCGATCCTGTAACTTATGATGACTCTGGAAATATCATTCCTCTTTCAAGTAGATTTGACTCTTCAAAAGAAGATATTAGATATTAAAAATAAATACCTTTATGACAAGAAACTTTGACCAATTTTGTAATTATATTCTAGAAAATAATATATCATTACTGAAATTGGCTGAAAAAGATCAAGCGGGTAGAAATAAACTAGCACAATATTATAATAATCCAAAACTATCACAATTAACTTGGCAACAAAAATTAGAACTTTTTAAAAAAGATAATAATATTCCATTAGAACAGGACGAAATATTTCCAAGTTTAACAAAATATGTTAAAAAAATAGTTAATAAACTAGATTTTGAAAATTTAACCGACACAGATTGGGAGAATTTATTTCTTTTAGTGCAACACGCCGATGATGATATAAATTTTCAAAAACAAATGCTTCCGCAATTTTATAAAAAGTATGGTGAAAAGGGATACAAAACACCATATAAATATCTATATGATCGAATATCTTGCAACGAAAACGGAACACAGAAATATAATACACAAGATCTATGTGGACAATAAACTTAGCTCATCATCAACCCCCCAACAATAGCGGAAATATCATTCCTCTTTCACAAAGATTTGACTCTTCAAAAGAAGATATTAGATATTAAAGATAAATACCTTTATGACAAGAAACTTTGACCAATTTTGTAATTCTGTTTTAGAAGCTTGTTGGAAAGGCTATAAAAAAGTCGGAATGAAAAAGAAAGGAAAAAAGAACGTTCCTAACTGTGTTCCAGAAGAAACGGTTGAAGAAAAATCAACACCTGCATGGCAAAGAAAAGAAGGTAAAAATCCTTCTGGTGGTTTGAATAAAAAAGGTGTAGCATCTTATAGAAAGGCAAATCCTGGTTCTAAACTTAAAACAGCAGTAACTACAAAGCCTTCTAAACTTAAAAAAGGAAGCAAAGCTGCAAAACGTAGAAAGTCATTTTGCTCGCGTATGACCGGGATGAAGAAAAAATTAACTTCTGCAAAAACTGCCCGTGATCCAGATAGCCGTATTAATAAATCACTTCGTAAGTGGAATTGTTAATTTTATACTTCTACAACAGTTCCATAATATCCTAAAATAGGATTTTCTATTGATGAATCAATAGTTTTATGCGGGAATATTATACACTTTACATGTTTTGAAAGATTTGTAGTTTGATTTTTAATATTAAACTCCGATTCAAAAGGAATATTACTCTCTATTGAGTGTCTCCATAAACTCCATACATGTTCACGGTCATCTTCACTTATACAAACAAACCAACCATTCATTTTTAATTGGTCAAGATCAAGACCAGTGAAATTTACAAATGCTTTATTAGCCCATGTTAAGTTTCCTAATTTATCAAACTCTACCATGCATGTTGTCATAAGGTTTGATGCAATTAATTTACTACGTAGTTCTGCTAAACGAGTATTATCGTCAATACGAAGAATACGATCCATAATAGACTTGCCGCTATTTTTAGAAAATTCTTTAGAGAGAGATTGTATTACAGGAAGAACTTCTTCGTGTATAATTTTATTATTAGATTTTGTACTCTCTTCTATATTTTCTATTTTATTATAGATTTTCTTTATAGGTGCTATAATCATTCTCCAACCACCATAAAGAAAGCCGCCAATACCAATTACATATGAACAAAACTCTAATACTTTGTTAAAATTCTCTAAATCAAAAGACATAGTACTATTTATTATAATTACTTTATATACCAGAAAAAGGATCAAATAAAGTTGCACTAATATTGGTGTAATTACTTATTAAAGAACTTAATGCAGTACCTAATGATACTACTTTATCGTTTTGATATTTTACAAAAATAGCATTGTAAGAACTTGGAACATTTGAATATGTTAAACCGTTTGAATTTGTAACAAAATAGTTATTACCGTAAACATCTGTTTGCCAATTATATACATCTGCGGTTAATGATAGTTGTGAACTATACCAATCGTTAGAGCAATTTACATTATATTGATTGCGATAATTTTTATAAAATGACTCACCTTCCCATTCACCTGTTTGATAATTCCATGGACTAAATTGTAATGGAGTTTCGTATAAACCATAATATGGTTTTCCATTCTTTTCATTTTCATTAGAGTAAGGAATAAATGTTTGTTTTCCTTCAGATAATATCTTTCCTTGATTTTTTCCTAAAGAATAATCTGTTACATACTCTGAATTATTTAAACGCTTGCCAAAAGGAGGATCAAAATAGTTATCTTTGCGATAAACATTTACACCTGAATTATTTGGAACGAATGTAGTTTGTGAATCAAAGGTTTCATATCTACTCATTCCAATTCTTTTAGGAGAGTAGAAATTTATTTCACTTTTTGTTTTAAGATTATCAACACTTTCTTCAACTACAAAATTTGATCCATTTTGATTTAATAAATCTCTCCAAGGAGTTTTCGGTGTTACAAAAACTCCTGAAGCTATAGGAACTAAAACAGATTTCTCACCATATGTTATGTTATGCACAGTTACATTTGCATCAAAATCATTTCGTGCATAGTAATTTACAAACATTGGAATTCCGCTTAATTCTGTATTAAAAATTATAGTAGAATCAAGGCTTGTAGCAGTTAAACCTGTTTTTGTCGGATTGCAGAAATGTTCACATCCACAAGTTCTTAAAGAATCACAATCTGAATAACAGCGTGTTTCTCTGATATAACAATTTGTTATTTCTGAGTTAAGATATGATAGTATATCACTTTCTATACAGTTATCAAAAATAATTTCGTTCCATTTACGAACAGGTGCAGAAACAGAAAAAGTAAAAGTATCTTCCCAAAGGAAACATTGGTTATTACACTGACCGAATTTATACTCTAATACATTTTTATCACTTAATAAAATGTTTGATGCTTTTGGTTGAGTTATTTGAAGATAATCATATTCTACACGAAACTCATTACCGTCTATTGCAGTTTTTTTAGAAGTAGAAACATCACTACCATAATCAGCATTTCCCCAATAATTTTTTGTTGTGTTAATTGGTATTTTTATTAAGAAATTTACAGATGGAACATAGCGCGAAAATTCTATAAAAGATACATTAGGATCATCGCCTATAATCGAAACATAATTTCCGCTTGTTGATGTAACTTCTACACCGTTGTATAAAAAACGACGTTTGATTTCAACCGTTTCTTCACGATGAGTATATGCTAAGAAATCGCCAAAACGTAATGTCATATCAGAAACTTCATTACCATCAACCCAAATTCCATTTTCATCTTTTACAGCTTTATACCATTGTGGAATATAAGAAACTTTTACACAATTTTCAATTGGTATAGTTCCTTCATTATATTTTTGATTTATAATAAAGAATGGAGCTTCGTAGCCACAATTACTAACATCTGAGCGATAGTAGAAATAAGATTCTCCTTTTTCTAAAACAAAATCACTTCCTGTTTGAGATTTCCAAACACCTGAACTCCAACCAATATCTTTTTCTAAAAGATTAGAAGGAAAGAATTTACTAGAGTCGCTACTAGAAAGATAGTTTTTACCGTCTCCGCCTTTCCATGTTTTTATGTTAAAATTATTAGGATAACTTGTATCTTTAACAATAAAGTCTGGAGTTATTTTATAGTAATTTAATGAATTTTTGTTATGACCAAAAGGTGAATATTGAACTGCTTGACAAGTACATTTTTTCCACTTTTCAAAAACATCTTTATTTTGATCGTTTAAGAAATTTGTACCAACAATAGAAAGTGAAAAATCTTCTCTTTTATAAGGACATGAATCATCATGTTGGAATCCTGTAAAACCACGAACCTCGTTAATGTTTATATTATCACCTGTCCATGTAAAACGAACCAATTGACCAGGATCACATTTAAACGATAAACCTGTTTGTGCTCCACCGCTTAAAAATTCCCAATCAGTGTAATATATTGTTCGATCAGGTTTACATCCGCAAAGATCTTGTTCAAATCTTGAATAGTATTTTAATGGAACTGCTTTTAACCATGCACCTTCTACTTCGTTGTTACAAATATTTGTGCTACGAATAATTAAATCAGATTCATCAAGAGTAGTGCCTGCTACTGCGCCAGAAAAGGCATCAGGAACGCTTACAGAAGATAGCGGTATGGAATTACCTTCCTCGTATGTAAAGAACAATTCTGAGGGTTCTGCATAGCGTTGAAGAGGATAGTATATTTTATTCTCACCAACAATTATTGGAATTTGAGTTTGACGAAAATCATAAAGCCATGCAACATTTAAATCTCCACTGTAAACTTGTTTATTACTAGAATCTTGACTAACATAAATTTTATCAGCATTAGCAAATTTATTACTAGCATATCCATTTACTCCAAGTGTTGTTTCTTGAAGATAAATTGGTTGAACTGTAGAAATTGAAGAAAATGAACTCCAGTATGTTTTGTTAATTTGTGATTCAGTTTCAGTAAAATCTTCTTCTGATGGGAAAAATCTTTTATCAGAAGGGAGAGTATCGTTTAAACCTGGTCCACTCCATTCTCCGCCAAATGCAGATGTTCCAAAGAAAGGATAAGGAAATTTAAATGTTTTACCATCAATCATTGTTGCAGACACACTGCCTGTTACTGTTACAAATGTTGTATCTTGTAACCATGCGCCTTTTGTTAATAAATTTCCAGCATTAACAAAAATAAGATCAGATACATCCATTGAACTGCCACCAACGGCACCTGTCCAATCTACATTTTCAATTGGAACGTCTTTATAAATTCCTTCAGGAATATCAAATGCAGTTTTTCCGCTAAACCAGTAGAAAAAGGTATTTCCTTGAATCATTGGTATAGTTAATGATTGGTAATCTTCTACATAATATCCACCAGAAACATAAGAGATGTCTGTTGATAGGTATACATCATATGCTTGTTGTAAAAGACCATCAACAGTTTCATTTGATGGATTACATAGATAATTATTTTCTAACGGATCAGCTTTTGCAGAAGTTGGTGTTGTAAAAAGACTAAAGCATAAATTATTAAAAATACATGTAAATGGATTTATGCTTTCTTTATCTTTGAAATAATCTGTTGTGTCATATAGTTCCTCAATTTCAATAGAGAAATCTTCACTAATAGCTGAAAATTCAGGAGATTGACTTATAAGAGGATTTTCACTAACAAATGCGGTTCTTTGATTTTTTGAAAACTTTGAAACTAAGTTACTATAAAGTATTCTTTGTAAACCATCATAAGAACCAACAAGATTATATTCTAATTTTTTATCTTTTAATTCTTGACGTTTCTTGTTATAAAAAAGTGCTATATCCTTTAACTTTCTAGCATATAAGGGAATAGCAATAGATAAATCTGTATTTGATGTTAAGTCGATATTTTTATATCTTTCAAATTCTTCGTCATTTTGAAAAATGACTTGAAGCTTTTTAATTAGATCAATATAATCATTTTTTAAACGATTAACTTTTTCCTCTTGAACTTTTTCTGTTTTTTTATAAAAAGATTGTAGATAATTTCTATATTGAATTTCTGCCTCTGAAAATGCAATTCCTACATGGCGATTGTTCCAATCCAAAAACGACATAGGAACAGACTGATTTTCCACTGCTATATTTTGTGGTTCAGAAATGTTATTTAAAATTATTGAAGGCATTCTAATATTTACCCAATAGTTATTCTATCCACAAAATTTTTATTGTTTAAGAAAGGAAATTGGAAATTTTCTAACTTTAATGTAGTAGGTGTTTGAGAAACTGTTACATCAAAATAAACAGGATTCCAATTAACCATTTCAATTCCTTCTAAAAGACTATTTGTAACTTTATTACGAGTATAAAGCTGACCAACACCATCAATGTTTAAAAGATTTGTATTTAATTGTTGTATATTAATTGTTCCACCTAATAGGTTTCTTTCTACATTAAAATAATCAACAATAACAGATTGAATATCACTTTTAATACTAGAATCACTACGACGATTATTTTGTTTTTTAATTACGTATATTTCTGAATTATTAATATCAGTTTTTGATATAGTATTTTCTGTTTGAACACAAAGATCAAATGCGAGGTAAACAGGATCAGAAACAATAGTTTCAGAAGTTAAAACTTGCTCATCTCTTATGGTATCAACTATAAGAGTTTTTTGAGATGGTGTTAAATATGAAAGTGCAGACTTAATAGTTTTCGGAACTCCAAAAATATAAACATTATTAAATGAACAAGAATCAGAAAAATTAACTTGATTATATAATGCACGACTTTCATATTGTGGTTTTGTTAAACCTATATTATAATAATATTTTAGATATGAATCAAGATACTCAGCATTATTCATTACTTTAACGTCTTGAATAATGTTCGAGAAATTACTTTTCATAAATGTTTCATATGCTTTTTTCGTAGAAACATTAAATTGAGAACGAAAAACACCAGGAGCATTTTTTCTTATAGAATTTATACTTTCTGGTTCAGAGAAATAAGTGCTTGGAAATTTATTATCAAAACTTAAATATTGTATTTGATTATTTGTTAGATAAACTGTGTTTTCCCCTGAGAGAATACTTCCTAGATTATTAGAAACAAGACTAATCATTTTACGACCAACTAAACCTCCGCTTCCTAATTCCCCGCTTTCTCTATTAGACACAAGATAATATATTAATACCTTATCACTAGTTGTTAATTGTTTTCCGTTTATAGAATCACCAAACTTAATTTCGTATCTTTTGTTTTCATTAAAACGTAATTCATAAACTTTATCCTCTGAATTATTCAAGTAAAGAGATTGAGTTTTATCCCATTTTCCCCAAACTCCATTTGTTTGAACATAAACATCTATTGTAAAATTATCTACAGTAAGATTATCTTCTACCGTTAAATAAACAATTTCGTTTGGAGTTCCTGCTGGTGTAAAAACAGGAAATTCTGTAAAGGTTCCTTGATATAAAATTGCATCGCTATCAATACCATTTATCTTTTCAAGAGTTCCGTTTGTTGTTTTTGTAAAGGTTAAATCGTTTGCTAAACTATAGTTTATTCCACCTATTGTTATATTTGAATAACGAGGAATGCTATAAAATCCTGCATTTAATATATTTGCAGAAAGAGAGAAAGAAACGTTTGCGGTTTGATAACCAACTGGATTATAGTTAAGTTCCTTAACAATTCTGTTTATATTTTCGTAAACAGTTGTTTCTGAGAATTGACCATTTACAGAGTTTTGGTTAAGATAGTAAAGAAGCAATGAGAAGCTCATAGCAATTGAATCATTAATTGCTGCTAAGTTTGAACCTTCATAGTTTTGATCTGTGAAAATTCCAGTTTGGTCTAATCTATCTTTTATTTTTTCTTTGATAGTTAAACCGTCAAATGCTACATATGCGTCTTTTGGTACTGGAAAATCGTTCATAATATTATTTAGTTATTATATATTAATAAT